TCTGATTACTTAATTAATATAGCATGATTCTCAGTATTGTCAAGTTTTATCCATAAAAAAAGGGCGATAAACGCCCTCTTTTTAATATGTTTTAATTTTTATAGTGACATTCCACCAAATGTATTTGTGTCAACATCTTGCTTAACACCGCCAATAACATAAGACGAAATCTCTGTTTCTTGTGGAGCAACTTGTACTTCTGCACCCGCAATCCATTTTTGTGTCCACGGCAGTGGGTTAGCTTGTGGTGTTGTGTATGGACATTTTAGTCCAACTGCGGTCATACGCTTACAGCAAATCCATTCAATATAATCACTTAGAAGTTGTGTGTTTAGACCAATCATTGAACCATCTTTAAATAGATATTCAGCCCATTGTTTTTCTTGTTCTACAGCATCAACAAACATTTTGATACATTCTTCTTCTGTTTCTTGCGCAATTTTTACATAATCAGGATCATCTTTTGGTAGAAGTTTCAGTAGAGTTTGTGTTGAACCAAGATGTAAGTTTTCGTCACGTGCGATTAGTTTAATAATTTTTGCGTTACCTTCCATCTTCTTCAATTCAGCAAATGCCCACGAACATGCGAATGAAACATAGAAGCGAACACCTTCAAGGATATTCACACTCATTAGAGTTTTGTAAAGCGATTTCTTAATTTCATACAAATTAACATTGACATTACGTGCTTCACGGTTTGAAGTAACTTGGTGAGTACCTTCACCCAATAAATTATACCACATTGACATTTCAATCAGTTCATCGTAGTTCTTTGAAATATCATCAGCACAGTCCATGATTTCTTCGATCTCCATCATTTCGTCAAATACTTTTGATGGGTCAGCATACACGTTACGAATGATATGTGTATATGAACGTGAATGAATTGTTTCACTAAATGTCCAAGTTTGGATCCATGCTTCTAGTTCTGGAATAGATACTAGCGGAGCAAATGCTTCTGTTGGCGCACGACCCTGTACTGAATCTAAAAGAATTTGACGTTTTAGATTAGATGTAAAGATATGCTTTTCATGTTCTGTAAGATTTTTAAAATCATTAGAATCTTTTGTTACATCTACTTCTTCTGGACGCCAGAAGAAACCCAATTGCTTATCTGTCAACTTATCGAACTGCTTATACTTTAGCATATCATAACGTTGAATTGTTACACCGCCGTTTGGATCTAGGAATGCTAGTGCCTTCGTGTGGTCTGCTTTATTTTGTGCATTGAATACTGACATATCTTAACCTCTCTTAAATTACACAGCTATCACAAGCTGCGTCATCGTCTAATTCTGTCTGTGCTAATGGCTCGTCCATTAGTTTGTTTACATCGATTTCTCCTTGCCCATCAAATGTATTAAAGTAGTAAAGTTGCTTGCCACCATATTTGTAGAACATGATTAAGTGTTGTAACATAAGTGACATTGGAATCTTTTCGTCTTCAAAGAATACAGGGTTGTATGATGTATTCACTGAAATACCCTGGTCGATATATTTCTGCAGAACAGCCATAATCTTTAGATAACCTTCTGGTGTCTGTTGATCCCATAGTAGTTCATATTTGTTTTTCAGTTTATGAATGCCTGGTACAACTTGCTTTAGAACACCATGCTTTGATTGCTTTACAGACACATAGCTACGTGGCGGCTCAATACCGTTTGTAGAGTTTGAAATCTGCGCTGATGTTTCTGCTGGCATCAGTGCCATTAGTGTACTATTACGAATACCGTGTTCTTTTAGGTCTGCACGTAATGATGCCCAATCCTGACGTTCAACGTACTCCGCTAATTCGTCAACATCAGTCTTACGTGTATCCATTGGAACAATACCGTCACCGTATTTTGTTTCACCGACACCAGGACACGCACCCTGTTCTTTTGCTAATGTGTTTGATGCTTTAATCAAATAGTATGACCATGCTTCTGCCCATTCATCTACTAGATTTAAATCTGGGTTAGAATAGTTTGTATCGTTCTTCGCAAGCCAGTAAGCAAAGTTAATAATACCTACGCCAAGTGGTCTACGATTATTAGTTGATAGTTCTGCTGCTAGAACTGGATACTTTTGATAATCTAGTAATGCGTCAAGCCCACGTACTGCTAATTCACACGGTTTTTCAAAGTCTACTGGTGTTTTGATGTTGCCCCAATTGATTGCTGAAAGTGTACATAGTGAAATTTCGCCTTCTTCATCAAACACATGCTTTAGCGGTTTAGTTGGTAGATCAATTTCACAGCATAGATTTGATTGACGAATAGGAGCTACATCAGGTTTAAATGAACCATGGTCGTTAGCGTGGTCAACATTCATCAAATAGATACGACCTGTATTTTTACGTTCGTTCATAAATGATGAGAATAATTCTGCAGCAGGTATAGACTTTTTACGTAGTCTAGTATTTCTTTCTGCTGTTTCATATAGTTCACGGAATTTGTCTTGGTCAGCAAAAAATGCTTCATATAATCCTGGAACATCACTTGGAGAGAATAATGTAATGTTGGCGCCTGTCATTAGACGTTCATACATTAGTTTATTAAACTGTACGCCATAATCTAAGTGTCGTACACGGTTATCCTCAGTTCCCTTGTTATTTTTTAGAACTAGTAAATCTTCTACTTCTAAATGCCAGATAGGATAATAAAGTGTCGCAGCCCCACCGCGGACCCCGCCCTGTGAGCAAGATTTCACGGCAGACTGAAACATCTTATAGAATGGAATAACACCTGTATGTGACGCATCGCCATTACGTATCGGTGAATTGATAGCACGAATACTACCAGCACCAATACCAATGCCCGCTTTTTGTGAAACATATTTAACAATTGATGAAGATGTCGCATTGATTGAATCAAGCGAGTCATCTGTTTCAATTAGAACACAGGAGGAAAATTGTCTCTGCGGAGTGCGAACACCTGCCATGACTGGTGTTGGAAGTGAAATATCAAAATTGCTGATAGCATCATAATAATCTTTCACCCAACGCATTCTTTCATCACGAGGATATTGACTGAATAATGTCGCCGCAATAAGAATGTATGCCATTTGTGGTGTTTCGAATAGTTGTTTCGTTACTCTGTTCTGTACTAGATACTTTCCACGAAACTGTTCCATTCCAACGTATGAGATATTGAAGTCACGTTCATGCTTAATGAAACCGTTAATTCTATCCCATTCTTCTTCTGAATAGTCTTCTAGTAATGCTGGATCATAAAAACCTCGTTCTACATTATTTTTAACAAGGTCAAGAACATGCATTGGCTCAAAGTCGCCATATACTTCTTTACGAATATGGTAATTAATTAAGTTACCTGCTACCCACTGATAGTTTGGAGTGTCTTCACTAATCAAATCAGCGGCGCTTTTAATAAGAGTTTCTTGGATTTCAGAACTTGTAATTCCATTATAGAATTGAATATGTGATTTGATTTCTACTTCACTCGGTGATACACCGTTTACTCCATCACAAGCGAAAAATACAACTTTGTGCATTTTCTCTAAATCTAATTGTTCTTTTGTTCCATCCCTTTTAGTAACTTGAATATTACTCATTGTTTTTATATCTCCAAAATTGCAATGTATTTACACACATTACTATTAACTTAATATCTGTTGTTTATATCTGCGTCTTCCATTCCAGCTACACGTAGCTTAATAATATTACTTAGTTGGAAATGTTTAATTTCAAATCCTTTCGTAATACCAAGAAATTGATTTCGCATAAATGCTACTTGGTTTATTAATTCTGAAATTGCTACAACTTCATCTTCACCATCTGCGTACTTTTCTGCGTCCCTGCTAGACAGTGCTTTGTTGTAGTTCTCCAGATATTTTCTTAGGTATTCGCTACGCTTTTTGCGTAAACTTATATTTAGATGTTCTAGAATGGCTTCTAACTCTTGTAGTTGAGAAAATCTTAGTTCAACATATGCTGGTAGTTCTGTAGAATTTTTCTCTACATTTCCTTTGATCTTAACTTCAGCACGTGCTTCAGCAAGTTCTTTATCAAAGTGGTCAAGACAAGAAGGAATATTATTCCAGTCTTGTACAACTTTACGATACCAACTCATTCGTCATACTCATCCCATTCATCGTCTTCATCTTCGTAATCATCAACAAAATATCTATCAAATGCTGTTTCTAGTATTTTATCATTTTCAGTCATTTCTTCAATATCAGTTTTTGATATACCATAATCGTCACACAGTTTAATGATACGTTCAGCAGCTTCCATTTTATCTTTAGCTGGTACTAAAGGTTTCATTGCTTCCCACATATCAAAGATAAAATCAGTTTCAATTGCTGCCATATTATGCCTCATAAATTGCTGAGTTTGCTCCGTGTTCTGAACATTCACACGAAACGCACCAACATCGGTTATCTGTCATATTACGAACCAGTTCGTCTGCCTGTTTCCATGCATGATAGGCAAAGCGTTCTGCTCCGACACCATCAAATATAGTAAGTTCAGCAATACCATCTGATTCTAGTTCTTTTAATTTATATAGCATAGGATCATTTTTGTCAACCACTACTTTATGATCAAAGTTATCTTCTAACCATGCTTTAAGCGGTTTAAGTCCGCCAAAGTCTACAGCCCAATTACGATGGTCTAGTTCATCGCACCCAAATGTAAATTTGAATGCGAGACTGTATCCATGTAAAAATCTACAATGTGAGTGGTCTGCATGTGGTTGACGAAAGACTGCTGATAATCCTATGTTGTGTCCATATGTTTTTGTAGAAAGATATTTAGCCATTATTCATTACCATTAAGTTCAGCGTTTTCATCAATAATTTCACCATTATCATCTACTTGTAGTGCTTCAAGGCCGTGCTTTTCAGCGTCAATATCTTCCATATTCCACTCTGCCATGATAACATCTAGTTTTTCATCAGTCCAATTTTTACGGAACTCAATCATTTCTTCACCAGATTTGGTCACATACTTTAGACGATTACCTTGCTTTACAAGCAGACCTTTTGCTTCAAAGAATTCAAGTAGACCTGAATAAGGAGACATACCTGTTTCATATGGGATTTCTACCTGTACACTTTCAAACGGCTTCGCATAACGTGTTTTCATAATCTTACATGCCGCACGAATACCATGAACTTGTGATGTCTTGTTACCGTCTGCGTCTGTTTTCAGTTTCAACTTACGCATAGCGATAACAATACTTGACGCATAGATAAAGCCTTGACCGCCTGAAATCTTATCATCTGGATCAAACATATCTTGTGACGCATATGTGTGATTAGTTGCTACCATACCTACGTTAAAGTCGCCAAACATATTCACACAGTTACGAACAAGTGCTGATAGTGCTTTAGGCTTACGACCCATATCACCTTTCATATCGCCTTTATTGAACTGGTCAACATCTGTTGGTGTTAACATCATACCCAATGAGTCAAGTACGAATAGAACCTTAGGACGATCTTCTTCGTCTGCGTCACCATAATCAGAACGATACTCTTTCATAAAGTCTGAAATGATTTTAGCAACATCATCAATCATTGCTACGTTTAGTTTTAGAAGTTTATCTTCGCTTGTATCTACACCAAGTGCTTCTAGCCAAGAGTTGTCTAGTGCATTTTCACTATCAATAAGAACTACATAGATACCCTGATCCTGTGCGTTCTTTACTACGTTACCTGACGCAATATAAGACTTACCAGCGCCGCTTTCGCCTGCTAGAACTGTTACTTTACCTAGCGGAATACCTTTGTGAAAATCACCTGAGATTAACTTGTTTAGACAGTAGTTACCTGTTGAAATCCATGTGTCCGGGTCACGAAACCCAATTGACATACCTGGAACTGATTTTGTAATACTTTTACGAAATTTACTCGCATCAAATGCTTTTGCCATAATCTACTCCATGTTGTGAAAAAGAGAGGGCTAATAAAGCCCTCTAAGTTAGTAAAATGATTAGTCGCTCTTACGGGCACGAATCATTGCTAGAATATCTGAAGCATCCTTGCCAGCACTTGGAGACTCAGTTGTGACAGCTTCAGCTTCAGCTTCTTCATTTGATTTAAAAGGAATATCGTCTTCCTCTACTGCTGCTGGTGCTGGAGCAGGCTTTGGAGCCTGAGCAGGAGCAGCTTTTGGAGCTGATGAACCTGATGATGAATTAGTAGCTGCACCTTCAGGAACCTCAAGACCATATGGCTTATAGAAGTTACCCCAACGCTGTGGATCATATAATTCACCATCTACTGATGCTTCGAACATCTCCATGATTACATTTAATTCATCCTGTGAAGGACGCTTTGGCATGAACTCATTCAAGTCAAACAAACCATGAGTTTCGATTGCCTGACGCTCTGCTTCATTTAGAGAACGCTCTTTACGTGCCCAATTTGAAGTAGAGTAATCTGCGTACTGACCTTTTTGCGTTTTTGTCAAACGGAAGTCTGTACCTGCATCGTAATCAGTTGGAAGATTTTCCATATCTGGATCCATCAACGCTGCTTTTAGCAGTTTGAAGATTTGTGGACCAATCACAAAACGACGGATTGGATTTTCTGGGGTTTCTTCGTTCATCGGGTCAGTTACTACAAACCCTTGGAAGATGTATGAACGCTTTTTCCAATACTTACGACCAAGTTCTTCCATTGCTGGATCTTTGAACCAAGGACGAATTTCAGCATGTACTGGACATGTATCGCCCCACATTTCAATACATGGGACCTGAACAGTAACTGGTTTCTGTTCGCCACCTACAACACCTGCGAAAGGCATTTTGATGACCTGACGTTCACGCCAGAAGAATACGTTACTTGAGTCTGCGTCTGGTAAGAAGCGAATAACCGCAGTACTATCATTATCCATATTCCAGAATGGATAGATTGCGTCTGTACCACGATTTTGATTAGAATTAGTTTCTGCTTTGTTTTCTTGTGCCAGCAGTTTCGCACGGATTTCTGCTAAAGTTGCCATAATGTTTACTCCTATATTAGCCTATATTAGTTTTTGTATTAGCCTAGATGTACTACCTCTCTAAGTTAATAGATTGATAATAACAGTTTTATTTATCAATGTCAAGCGAAAAAGGGAGCCTAAGCTCCCTTTTTTTGTAAAAATATTTTTGTGATTTTAGTCTAAATCAAATCTTGAAAATGCTTCACTCAGCATTTCATCAATACGCTCATCTGCTGATTTAGCATCTTCTTCTTTCTGTACTTTCGAAAGTTTTAAAAGATAACCTGCTAGTTGAATTTTATCTTTTCCTACACCTTTAGGATTTTTACGTATTTCTTCCGCAACATCAGATAAGAAGTTAGATAATTCTGCTGCTCTATCGTGTCCTTTATTTTTACGTTTCTTATCATCAGACGCATCAACATCTACACGATGTGCGATATCGTCTAATTCTAACGCAATCATATCCATTTTACGCTCTGCTGCGTTTTCTTTGTCAGAAGGTTCACTATATTGCTTTTTAATTTTATCAAAGTCGTAACCATCTTGTCTTGCTGGGAAATAGATACGATTAAGATTTTCACCTGTCTTTTTATCTTTACCCATAATGATTGATTTAACACGTTCAACTTGGTTAGCACGGTTGTTTTCCATTTCTTCTTC